TTACAAACATGAAATCCAGAAAATTGCAGAGACAAAATGAATAGCTGCATCACGTATATAAAATAAGACTGATGCAGCTACTTTTATTAAATGTATTTGGGAAGACTTAACAGATACCACATCTGCGTCTACGACGACAGCGACATCTATTACGACTACGACCACAACGACCACAGATACCACACATAGTACATTCTCCTTTACTAATATATTTACATAATTATTATATGATAATATATGTGGTACCGTGTCAAATTTACTCAAATAAAGGTTAATAATATTGTTTTATGTAATATCTATAGCTTTAGGCTACATCTAATTGAATTATCTCCAAAATAGAAAAGTTTTATATTCTTCTATTATTGTAAGCTATTATAAATGGAAGTGAGATCCTTTATTACCCCATTATTCGACAAAAATAAAGCAAAATATATGAAAATGAATATATTAATAGTATCTCTACCAAATGTTTGTGAATAAGGAGTAATTCTTAACACTATCATTCTGGCTATGAGACTTGTAGTACAGATACAGTTACAGGTTAGAGTATTTACTTTACTTGTGATAGGCATTCCGGCGAAAGGTGGTTGGGGTGCATAAAAGCTTGCTTATGTGTGTTTATAAAGCACTACCCTCCCTTGAGAAGAGATGTAAATAGGGATGTCTTATCCTTAGTTATTCAGTTATCAGCTTGAAAAGATAGAAGGAGGAAGTGTAATGAAAGTAGGAACAAAAGGAATTAAATTGATAGAAAAATATGAAGGGTGTAAATTGGAAGCATACAAATGTCCTGCCGGAGTGTGGACAATTGGAATTGGCCACACAGGTACGGTTCTAGGAAAAAAGGTTAAGGAAGGGATGAAAATTACTTATTCCCATGCCATTAAGATATTAAATACTGACCTGAAGAAGTTTGAGACGTATGTTAATCAGTATGTACAGGTACCGGTGACACAGAATCAATTTGACGCGCTAATGTCCTTTTGCTTTAATGTAGGACCAGGAAATCTCAAAAAATCGACACTGCTTAAAAAGCTGAATAAGAAAGATTATATTGGCGCATCTGCAGAGTTCCTGAAATGGAACAAGGGTGATGTAGACGGTAGCGGAGACCTGGTGGTAATTTCGGGATTAACAAAGCGTAGGCAGGCGGAGCAGAAGTTATTTAATACTAAGGAATGAAAGAATACCCCGGTCATCGAAAGGTGTAGCCGGGGTAGGAATGTATTAAAGTCCTCCATAAAGCCATTGATTCTCAGCCACAAATAAGTCAGTAGCTTGTGTATCGTAAATGTTCTTCTCATTTAATACGGGCTTATCACATTTATTACATATGGGTTTATTGGAGTTATATATGATGGTATCGCAATAAATGCATTGAGTTTCTTTAAATACAAAGTGACGAATATCCTGATTATAAAAGTGCTGGTATACCTTTCGATCAATGTCAGTCATGCCGTAGGTCTTAACACTATAAAGCCATTTTCCGTAAAACTCCTTTGCATATTTGGCACACTCTAAAGATATGTTAAACAAATTCGCAATCTCACGTATGTTGGTAAGCTTAGAGAAATGCAAGGCAATGGAGGGGCACAAGATGTTACTGGAAAATAAATTCGCTTCTGTCTCATTGTCTGTGTTTAATTCAATATGGCCCAGCTCGTGCATGAGGGAAAAGCGAATTCTGCGTGGGGATTTCTTATCATTATAGTATATCGTGTTGCCAATCGTACAGGAATCTGGGCTGAGTTCCATGCAAGCTTGGTATTTACTTTCAGATAGCTGTGAGTATTTTTTACAGGTAAAGCCTTTCTGCTCTAGCAGATGAAAACAGTCAAAGGGGAGTTCTGCTATCTTACATTGTTCATAGATTAAAACGGTGGTGTATTTGATTTTGTCATAATCCATATCCTATTCCTCATCATCAGATAATATAATCTTAGCCAGTTTCATTTTTTCCTGCGGCGTTAATGTGTTTTTGCCTCGAGTGTATATCTTAATCATATCATCGTAGGTAGGTAAAGCCTCTGGTTTCTTATTCTCTAGTAAATCGGAATTCTGAACCCCTAACCAGGTAGCGATTTGTTGAACCTTATCCATGCGGGGTAATTTTTGACCGGTGCACCAATTTGATACAGTTGATGAACTAACATTAATAAAATCAACTAGGTCTTTCTGCGTTTTATTTCTTTCTTCTAATAGATGGGTTAAATTTTTAGAAAAGATTTTTCTTATTTCGTCTTCTGACATAACAATACCTGCCTTTCATTAGGATTATAGCATGTTATCGGATGTTTTACAAGCTGAAAGAGAGTAGAACTGGATTTTTAAATAATAAAATTTAACTTTCGGCTTGACATATAAGCTAATAGGAGTATAATAGGAATATAATTACATAAGAACATATGTTCTGAAAAAGTGGATAAGCTTAAACTAAGTGAATATAATAGGAAATAATTTAACATCGCGCTTGAAGAAGACTGAAACAGAAAACATGAATAATATTATTGGAGTGAATGGAAGGAGGAGAAAAGAAGGATAGCGGAATAAGTTGAATATTTTTTTGCGATTAGTGCTATCTAAAAGAGAGTTAAAATGGAATGTTTAAATCGGAAAGTAGCTAAAAGAGAGTAGGTTGTTTGATTTATGTATAAAGAGGGATATGTTCTTTGGAATAAATCAAATAAAGTAACAGAGAGGAAGAAAACGAATCGGATTAATAATACATTAACAAAAATGAAAAACAATATATGAAAAAGTAATTTGAAAAAGAAAAGCAATTTTAGAAAAGAGAAGCCATTCAAGAAAAGAGAAGCCATTCAAGAAAAGAAAAGTAATTCTAGAAAAGAGAAGCCATTCAAGAAAAAGAGAAGCCATTCAAGAAAAAGAGAAGCCATTCAAGAAAAGAAAAGCAATTCTAGAAAATAATAATCAATATAAGAAAAGAACAAAAAATGAAAAGAACAAGAAAGGGTGTTGTAATATGACAGAAAATAATTTAAGCCAATATAGGGCTATCCAAAAGGAAATAGAGGATCTTAGTATGAGAATTAAAAAATTTGAGGATATGGGCACACCAATGGTATCTGACCGGGTGAGAGGTTCATCAAAACATTTTCCATATATAGAGAAGTATTACTATGTGTCAGGGGTAGATACGGAAGCAAATAATAAGAGAAAAAAGCTTATTTCCCAATTGCAAAAGAAACGTAGCGATAAGGTAGAGGAGCTGCTCAAGATGGAGCAAGAGATCCACGATTATATCTATACAATTCCGGATAGCGAGGTTAGGCAAATCTTTGTCTTTCGGTATATTGATGGATTATCCCAAGAAGAGATCGGGGATAAGCTACATATGGATCGAAGTGGCGTGTCAAGAAGAATAACGAAGTATTTAGGATTAGTCCATACCAGGAGCAAGTAAAGGCAGATTATGTGGATTACATTATATTAGGATATAAAATATTACTATAATTCATTCCTACACACATATCACAAAGGGACATGCTATAATAGTATTATGGAAGATTATCAAAATAAGTTGGTAATCATAATGAAATACTGAGGGAGTTGTAATAAAATGAATGCCAAGTATTAAAAAGTGCTTTTCTGGCGTTAATCGTTTTGTAGCAACTTCCTTTTTTCACAATAATAATAAAAATATTAAAAGTAGTACCAAGAAAGGTAGGAATAAGAATATTTTAGAAAGTTGCAGGATAAAAAAATTAATCTTATACACTAACGGTTATTCGAATGCAAGGCCTGTTCATGGCTCGCTTAAGGCCAAATGTGATATGTTCTTCCTTACACACTAATCACAAAGGAACCTGCTATAATAGTATTATGGAAAGCTATCAAAATAAAATAGTAGAATTGAGTTAATTCAAGGAGTTTCGGCAAAGAAATTCGAAGGATTAGGAATATATAATCCTCAAGAATATTTTGTAGCAGCTTCCTTTTTTGCATATGGTTTGGATAAGAATTGGTTGTGTGAATAACACGGGGAAGTAATCAATAGATAAATCAGGGGTGGGCAAGTGATTACAAAAAAGGTAATAAATAAGTAGGAATTCAATTAGGGAATTCTCAGGTCATTGTATAGATGATCTAAGATTTATATAAATTTATATCCATTGTCTTTTAACCGGCTTGCAGACGTAAAAGAACAAGCGGACACTGTATCTGGAGAAGGAACACTCGTAAACACCGTAGATATAGAAGGGAGAGAATAGTGTGAAAACAAATAGCATTTCCACATCAGGCACCCAGCTGCCTCACGGCAGAATGACCGTTAGTTTAGAGTATACAAAGCTTTTGGAAGAGCAAGGGTTATCAGAGGAGCAGATCACGGCAGTTGTTAAGGCAATGAGGAATAACAGAATATTCATTACCCATGAGGAAAAAATCGAAGAGAGATATCAGAAGATGAAGCATCAAAGAGATCTCTTAAAAAAGAAGCTGGAGCTAACTGAAAAAACGATAAAGAATGCTCAGAGGATTATGGAAAGTCAGAATGATATCCAGCAGATTTGTAGTTACTATGAAGAAAAGATAAATTCTTTGAAGCGGGAGTATGAGGAGAAAATCATTGAAATTAGAATTGGAGAAGCAATAAAGACTTTGCTTGTAAGCGCCAAATATCCGGAGCTATTAGTAGCAAAAATTGATAAATCAAAAGTGACATTTGATTTAGACGGTAATTTAATTGGGATAGAAGAACAGGTAAGCGCTTTAAAGAGTGAGTATAAGGATCTATTTAAAGATATGGATTGCTTTAGCAAAGAAAAGGACGATGCAACTACTTGTTTTAAGCTTATTCTTCAAACTGATATACCTGTGAGTAGCTGCCAAGGGGACAGTATCTAAGCTAATGAAGGAAAGATAGTTAATTGAATAAGGATTAAGGGTATGAGGTTGAAGGGGGAGTCCTTCGACCTTGTGCTTTATGCTGCTGGCATAAAAAGTGTAAATTATGCTTGTTAATTCTATTTGTACAAAATCTGTACAGGAAAGAAAGTGTCAGCAGAAACTGTATTTAAAATGGGAAAGGGAGTGAATATGACATGATCAATGATGTTAAATCAGCGATTACAGATAAGCTTATGAGATTATATCCAGTGGGCTTCGCCGTATTTGATGAAGTAGTCCCTGAGGCTGCCGCAAAGCCATATTTTCTTATATCTGTAACAAATCAAACCTATAGTAAACGTATTAATAATAAGTATAGCAGCGTGCTATCTCTGGACATTACATATCATAGTGACCAGGCAGCGGTTAGGCTTGATGCAATCAGTAAGCAGGAGACCTTACTTAGGGCCTTTGATTCCATAGGTACTTATCATGTAAAAAATAAAGCGGCTAAAATAACAGACAATGTGTTGCATTTCACCTTCGATATCCAGTATTACGAGATGAGTCAGGAAGAGCTCATTTATATGCAACACCAAACTACGAATACAACAATTTAAAGGAGGGCTAACATGTCAGGAACATGGAACAGTCAAAATAAAATATTACCGGGAGCATATATTAATTTCTTAACAAACGCTCCGTTATCCATTAGCTTGGGAGAGAGAGGCGTAGTGGTATTACTTCAGGAAATGAATGTTGGTACTGTGGGTGAGATGTACACAGTAACAGCAACTGAAAATAATTATCCAAGCGGTATTACAGCAGCGGATAAGCTTTTAGCTTCAGAGGCGTTAAAAGGAGCTAGAACGGTTATTGTTTATAATTTAGGAACAAGCCATACCGCCACAGTATTAGAGACTGCTTTAGGCAAATTAATAACAGTTCAATTTAATACCCTATGCTATCCTTATGATGGAACGGAATATGCCGCGAATAAAACCACACTTGTTACCTGGATTGAAGCTCTAAGAACCTATGAGGGTGTAAAAGCTCAGATCGTATTGGCAAATCAGGCTGCTGATAAGGAAAGTATAGTTAATGTTGCCAATGGTGTTGTATTGTCTGACGGAACTACCTTAACGGCAGCGCAGGCAACTGCCTGGGTAGCCGGAGCAACCGCCGGAGCAAAGATAAATCAGTCAAATACAGGAAGGATCTATGATGGTGCGGTAGATGTTGCACCTAGGTTGACAAAATCAGAGATGGAGGCAGCAATCACTGCCGGTAAATTCATTTTTAAGGTGAACAGTGCGCAGAATGTTAGCGCAGTTTATGATATTAACTCCTTAGTCACAGCGACGGTAGATAAGGGAGAGGTGTTTAGAAAGAATAGGGTTATTCGTACGATCGATAACATTAACAATGACATTGTTGAGATTTTTGAGTCAAACTTTATTGGCAAAATCAGCAATAACGGTGATGGAAGATCAATTCTGAAATCTTATCTGGTAAATTATTTTAAAGAATTACAAAGCTTGTCAGCAGTAATGAATTTTACACCGGAGGATATTACAGTCGATGCGGGGAACGCCAGCGATGCTGTAGTAATTAATTGTTATGTTCAACCGGTTGACAGCGTTGAAAAGATCTATATTACTGTAAACTTAGCATAATTGAAGGAGATTAGAAAATGGCAAATACAAGATTAGCCGATACCCTGTCCGCACAGGAAGGTACCGCATATATTACGATTAACGGAAAAATAAGAGAGTTATTTGAGATATCCAGTATTAAGGCACAAATTGAGCTGGTAGTGCAGGAAAAAAGAATGCTGGGTAGCAGAATGACCCAACATAAGGTGGTGGGAGCAACCGGTTCCGGTTCAGCTACCTTATATTTTATGAATAGTGAGCAATTAAATAATGCTATCGAATTTATCAATGATGGTACCCGCGGAAAAATTTCTTTAATGATAAAAAACAGTGATCCGCAGTCAGCAGTAGGTGAGCAGGAAGTTACCTTAGACGATGTGATTTTCAATACAATACCGGTAACAACTTTAGAGGAATCCGATGATCCAATTACCTACGATAGTGATTTTACCTTTGATAGCATTACCAGCAACAGCTCATTTAAAGTACCGGATTATATTAAATAACAGAATAAATATATTGGGAGCCTGAAGGGCTCCCTTTTTATAGGAGGAATAGTATGAGTTCATTAAATGCATTTTTACATCCGATTCAGGTAGAGAATAAGGAAGTTATTATATCCAACAGATTTGTGGAAGATGGTAAACCGGTCCCTTTTATTGTAAGACCGATTACGCAGGAAGAAAATAAATTCTTAATGAAGAAGTATACTAAAAGAGATAAAAAAGGAGCAGATACCTTTGACCGTGCTGAGTATGTGCAGGCTATGACAGCTTGCGCTGTTGTGTATCCAGATCTAGCAAATGCTGAATTACAGAAGGCATATGGTGTACTTGGAGAGTCTGCGTTGCTGCAGAAGATGCTTTATGTAGGTGAGTATGCTGAACTTGCACAAGCGGTTCAAGAAATCAGTGGGCTGGATAAAGATGTTAATGAGGACATTGAAGAGGCAAAAAACGAATAAAGCAAGGTGATCCAGAACTCAATCTGGCTCACTTTGCTCTGCAAAAGCTGCATATTCTTCCTTCTGTTCTGGATGGTATGAGTGATAGAGAGAAGGCATTCGTTTACGCCAGCATTCAATTGCGTGCGGAGGAGGAAAAACGTGCGGCGAGTAAAGCAAAAATGAAAGGAGGTAGAAGAAGGTAATGGCATCAATAGGTAAACTAATGCAAATTTCTCTGGGTAAGTCGGCACTAAAAACAGCTATTAAGACCGATAATATAAGTGATTCAGTAAAGAGCGCAGAAAAAACCTTTGATAATGTATCATATTTAATTGACTCATTTACTAAGGATATGGGTAAAGTCTTTTTAAATTACACGGATAGTATAAAAAAGTTGGGCGGAACTGTAGATGGTACAGATGGAAAGACCGTTAAAGATAAGAAGAAAGCAAAAGGCAAAAATGCGGCAATGGATGAAGAGTCCAATCGAGATGAAGAGGAACCCAAAAAGGCGAAAAAAGAGAAATCAGGAGATAATGGGCTAAAGAAATCCTTTGAAAATATTCAAAATGCCATATCATCAATTAACTTCTCAGGTATAAAAAGTGGATTAGACTATATTGATAAGTATACAAGTGTGAATAATAAAATAGCAAGAATAAGTAGAAGTGATGAAGAAGCAGTGGGACTAAAGAGTAAAATACTTGAGGTTGCAAATAGTTCAAGCACTTCTTATCCAGAGATGGCAAATTCTATAGCAGATTTAGGCTCATTAGATGTCTTTAAAACTAATGACAAAGCAGTGGACTTTGCCGGTATAATGCAGAAATCGTTAAAGTTAGATGGATCAAATCAGAGCTTAGCGGGTGTATCTTCCAGTATGTCAGATGGCACTATTAGCGGAGAAGAATTTAGCTCACTTGTAAGCAGTGCTCCGACAATCGGTGCAGCTATGTCAAGTGCTACAGGAAAGTCAGTATCAGAGCTACAGAAGTTAGCAGAACAAGGTATGATTACAGCTGAGGTGTTAAAAAAATCTATGTTCATGTCGGGAGATAAAATAAGCACTCAATTTGCCAGTCAGCCAAAGACCTTTGCTGACATTTGGACTCAAGTAACTAATAAAGTTATGGGTGCTTTAGCTCCCTTAATTCAATTGTTCAGTGAAATGATTAACAGTGCAGCGTTTCAAGGTGCAATTGACGTAATAATATCAGGATTAACATATGTAGCATCATTGGCAAGTTCTCTAGCAACTTTTATTATGAATAATGGAAACTTAATAAAATCTATATTATTTGCTTTGGGAGCAGTCCTTTTAGTGGTGTTAGCGGCGTCAATCGCATCATGGTTTATGATGTATTTACCAATTATACTTATTGTAGGAGCGATCACTTTGATTATATTTGCGCTAAGTAGTATGGGAGTAAGTTTTCAAGATATTTTTAGCTTTATCGGAGGGGTTATTGGCGTGTTTTATGCGACATTCTATAATATGTTCATATATATGTGGAATATAGTTGCTTCTTTTATCAATTTTTTCGGGAATGCATTCAACAATCCAATAGCATCAACAAAAATCCTATTTCTTGAGTTGGTATCAAATATATTGGGCTATTTTGGAACAATAATTAAAGGCATTGAGGATCTTATAAATAAAATTCCTGGATTTAAAGTGGATATTACAAGTGGTATTACAGATTTAAGAGACGATTTGAATGATAAAATTATTAGTACTAAAAATGAATCCGGTTATAAAGAAATAGTTAAAGCTAAAGAATTCCTGGATTATTCGGATGCCGCAAGTAGTGGCAGCTTAATAGTATCAGATGCTTTTGATACTTTACAAGGTATTTATGACTCATCTAAAGATCCAAACAAAAAAATTTATGGCAGTGACAAAGTTAATTTGGATAATAACGGACTAGGGTCTTCCAACAGTCCACTTTCAACTGAGATTACCGGTTCAAGCGGAGCGGTTGATGTAAATATGGCTGAGGAAGATACACAATATCTCAGAAACCTCGCAGAGCGGGAATTCATAAATAAATTCAACACAACCTCCTTATCACCAAATGTATCTATTACCTTTGGAGATGTTCATGAAACAGCAGACGCTGAAAAAGTGAGCAAGCGTATAGCGCAGATATTAAGGGAACAGATCGCAGTAGCAGCAGAGGGGGCGTATTAAATGAGTAGTTATATCGTTTGTTTTGATCATAATAATACCACCTATCGTCTTCCTGTTAATCCGGAGGAAATCAAGGTAACAACTGCATTAGCAATAGAAAAATATAATGTACTAAAGCTGGGACAAATCGCATTACCTTCTCACCTGGAATTGAGAGAGTTCAGCTTCGAGGTTGAGTTACCAAAAAGCAAATACCATTATGTTGAAGCTCAAAATAAGTTTAAAGGTGCAGATTATTATTTATATTTCTTTCGTAAATGGCGTAGAGAGCTTATTCCAGTCCAATTTATTTATGGACTCGATATCAACGGCGATACAGATACAACGAATGAGGTAGATAGCTACCAGGTCTTAATTGAAGACCTAGAAGTAACTGAAACAGCAGGTGAAGAGGGCGATAAAAAACTAAGTATCAAGCTATTGGAATATAAGCCTTATGGTAAAAAAATTCTTAAGCTGACTAAGGCAACTACTTCCTCCGGTAAAAAAGTATATAAGAAGCAAGCCGCGCCTACAGAAACAGTAAATGCAAAGGCAACAGGTTATCATGTCGTACAAAAAGGAGATAGCCTATGGTCAATTGCAAAAAAGTATTATGGTGATGGATCCAAGTGTAACTATATTTTCAATGCAAATAAGGATAAGATAAAAAATCCGGCATTAATATTAGTTGGGTGGAAGCTAAAAATTCCAGCAAAAAATGAGTTTTCAAAATATTCGGCTGCATTCCGAGCTACCTCCAAAAAGGGAGATACCAGTACTGCTAGCAGTTATGAAGAGGGAGTTGCCGGAATAGCTTCATTACTGGACAATCCCAAGTCCACCGGATCCACTGCTTATGGAAAAACAAAGAGCTCAGGTGGTGGAAACCTTTCGGGAGGATAATTGCATGAATATTGTTATTAATACCAAGTCTTTAGGAAAAACATATGAAATCAGTGAATTAATAACTAAGATATCTTTTGATGATAAATTAAATGATGGCTGCAGCAAGCTGGAATTTTCTTATATTAATGATGAGCTTATCATAGAAAATGGTGACGAAGTATTATTTGAATATGAAACAATAGCTTTTGTTGGAAGAGTATTTAACGTGAGCAGAGATTTGAAAAAAGAGATCAGTGTGACAGCTTATGATCAGCTCCGATATGCAAAAGGTAAGGATTATTTAACAAGCAAAAATGACACGATTACAACCTTGGTAAATAAGATGTGCATGCATTTTAATTTTAGCAAAGGTGTAGTCATGGACACGGGTTATGTGCTCAAATCACAATTATTTGACAATCAAACCTGGTTGGATATCGTATATTCCGGCATCAGCGAAACCCTGACGAATAAAAGTAAGTGGTATGTTCTTCGTGACGAAGGTGGAAAAATCACCTTGAGAGATATGGAAGACCTTTCAATTAATCTGGTTCTTGGAGATCAATCACTTTGTTATGAGTACTCATATGAAAAATCTATTGATGATGAATTTTATAACCAGATCATGATACTTTCTAAAGGTAGTGAAGATTCCGGTAGTGAATTCATCTGCAGTAAAGAGGAAAAATCTATTCGTAAATATGGAATGCTTCAATATTTTGAGATCCTTGATAATTCAAATTCATCAAAGGCAAAAGCAAAGGCAGACGCGTTGCTTTCACTTTATAACAGTGAAAAACAAAACTTATCGTTGGATTGTATCGGAGATAGCAGAGTAAGGGCCGGAAATAGTTTGTATTTTCAAATAAAGGATCTTAAGTTTGTAAATAAGATGGTTGTTAAATCAGTTACACATGACTTTCTGCCTGTCCATACAATGAAGCTAGAGGTAATGCTATGATCAATGAGATAAAAACAATTATACAGAATTATTTAAATAACGAGAAGTTTTGCTGTCTCCTACTTGGTACCGTTGTAGATGGAGGTGTAAGAGTAAGTGATAAACTTGTAGTTCCATTTGACCTGATTACAGGAACGCTAAAAAATAAGATTTCCTATGGAAAAAGAGTTAGAATGCTCCGAGATCATGGAGGCCAGCAGTTTTTTATACTGGAGGTGATAGAAGATGATTAGCTCGATTATGGCAACAGATTTGACAATATCAGAAGAGATAGAGACTTCAGTGACATATCGATTATCCGAGAATAGATTTCAGGGCTTCACGGATGGTGCAGAAGCCTTGCAGCAAGCTATAGATAAGGTACTTAATACAGAAAAGTATGAGTATCCGATCTATAGCTTTTCTTACGGAATTGAGCTTGAGAATTTGATAGGCAAGGAACCGTCATATGTGAAGGCAGAATTAAAGAGACGAATTAATGAATGTCTTTTGCAGGATGATCGAATTCAAAGTGTGGATGATTTTAAATTCTCACTTAACAGAGATAAATTGACCTGTGAATTTACTGTTGCATGTGTTTATGGGACAACTACGATAACGAAGGAGGTGAGTATCTGATGTGGGAAGCAATGACTTATGAAAACATAATGAATGATATGTTAGATCGGGTTAATAGTGATGTAGATAAACGGGAAGGATCAGTAATTTATGATGCAGTAGCCCCCTGCGCTTATCATTTGGCACAGACCTATTATTATTTAGATTCATTTGTGGATCTGGTCAGTGGAGACACCGCAGTTGGTGAGTATCTGGATAAGGTTGTAGCCGACTATGGCATAACAAGAAAAGCAGCAACCCGTGCAGTTCGACAGGTTACAACCACCGGCGCAGTTAGTATAGGAACAAGATGGGGGATTAGTGATACCAGCTATACAATTACAGCGTTGCTATCCAATAACGTATACAGTGCAACCTGCGAACAAGAAGGTGAAGCAGGAAATATTTACACCGGAACATTGGAGAACATTGATAATGTGTCCGGTATAACTGCCACTCTGGCAAGTATTATTACGGCCGGTGAGGAAGAAGAGACAGATGAGGATCTTAGAACAAGATTCTATGCACAGGTTCAATCAACCGGAACAAGCGGGAATAAGCATGATTATCGGAATTGGGCACTTGAGGTTCCCGGCTGCGGAGATGCGAAGGTATATCCAACCTGGAATGGCAGTGGCACGGTTAAGGTGCTGGTGGTGGATGAGGATATGGCAATTGATTTAACCTTACCTGCAAAGGTAGGAGATTATATTGAGAATGTAAGACCAATCGGAGCCACTGTAACTGTTGATCATCCAACAGGTGTTGAAATCAACATCACAGCTAAAGTGAAGCTGGATGGGACGAGTGCATTTGAGAAGGTGGAAGCTGAATTTACGGCAAGTCTGGCTGAGTATCTGAAGGAAACTGTTTTTGATATCTATAATTTAAGCTACGCAAAGATTGGCAGTATGCTGTTAGCAACCGTAGGAGTGCAGGACTATAATTCACTTTCGGTAAATGGGGGCACTGCAAATGTTGTGATTGGTATGAATGAAATGCCAATTTGCGGAGCAGTTACGCTTACGGAGGTGTGATGGTATGAGTCTAATGGAATTATTACCTTCCGTGTACGAGAGCAACGTTACTATGCAGGAGCTACAGGGTATATTAACAACAGATATCAATGAGCTGGCAAGTAATTTTCATGAAACAATTGATGAGTGTTTTATTAGTACAGCATCTACGTTATTAAGTCGTTATGAGAAGGTATATGGATTGCAAGTAGATGTTAGTAAATCAGATACCTTCCGGCGTGAGCGAATTATGGCAAAGTTAAGAGGTATTGGAACAACGACGAAGCAGATGATTATGGATACAGCTGCTGCTTATAGTAATGGAAATGTTGAGGTGACCGAGGATAATTTAAATAACAGCTTTAAAATTAAATTTGTCGGAACGGTAGGTGTGCCTGCAAATATGAGAGATCTTATACTAACGATTGAAGAAATTAAGCCAGCTCACTTGAGCTATACATTTGAGTATATTTACAATGTTAATGCTGACTTACGAGGCTTTACTCATTGGGAGCTTTCGCATTACACTCATCATCAATTAAGAAATGAGGTGCTTACATAATGGCAACACAAACGCCAAATTATAAATTAATTAAGCAAGGACAAGAGGACTATTATAATGTCGATATTTTGAATGGGAATATGGATCTTATTGATACGGCTTTAAAAGAACAGGGAGAGGCAATTGGAGAGGTTAGTTCGCAGTTGGCTCAGATTGGGAACGACTACACAAAGCAGATACCCTACGCGGTGACTGGTGGAGTCGCTAATACGTATGTAGTAAATTCTCCGACCATCACTGCTTTAGTTGCTGGTATGGCTATTAGCATTAAGGTACATGCAGCAAGTACGGCAGCAAGCACATTAAACTGGAATGGTACTGGTGCCAAGAGTATAAAAAAGGCAAATGGAGGCAATGTCACTAATTTAGCGGTTGGCGGTGTATATACTTTGAGGTATGATGGTGCAAATTTTATATTACAGGGTGAAGGAGCTTCTGGCGATGCCACTGCACCCGACCTTCTCTCTGGCAAAAAAGCAACTACGGATGCAGGGGAAATTACTGGTACAATGCCAGATTATAGAGGCGTAGACACTACACCACATTCGTTTAATGGTGTAACAGGTGGCATATATGTACAACCTAAAACTGGCGCCTATAACCAAGTTGGTGCATTGTTTGTTGAAGAACCAGACTTCATACCTGCCAACTTCTTGGCTACTAAGAATGTGTTTGGTCTACAAGGAGGTATTCCAGTAATCACTGGCGCATCAGTACCTGCTACTCTTACATCATCAACACCGGGTGATGGTACGATAAGAGCAATCCCCCCTATTGGATATTATGACGGGGCAACTGGTGTTATAAGTTTATATGACCCAGATTATGTGTCCGCTAATATATTGATGGGTAAAAATATATTTGGTGTAACTGGTACATCTGGAAGAGTTGCTAGTGGCACAGCATCGGCAAGTGGGGGTGGAGGAGCGATACTATTCACAGTACAAGGAGGTGCTACTAGTTATTTTAATTATATAACAGTTGGAGGATTAACGTTTACACCATCAATTATACTAGCATCAGCAACATACAATGTTGATTTTATGGCATACGTTATTCATCAGTACTCTCCCCATAGAGGTGGTGTTAGATGTCACATAGCATATGTAAAAAATGGTATAAATAATACTTCGTATGAATGTGTACCGGGCGGTAATTATTATGTAACATCAACTGGATTCCAGATACCGGTTGTAGCCGGTGGAGTAACATATAATTGGGTGGCAATAGAATAGGAGGATAAGAAATGACATTAATTATTTATGATAATAATGGTAAGATATGGATACAAATGAGTGGTGTTTATGATGTACCAGTAGGACTCAATTATCTTGAAGTTGAAGTTCCGGCAGGTAAATATCCGGTGTCCGTGGATGTATCCGGGACGGAACCAACGGTTATATATGCTGATTACCCTAAATCGGAAACAGCTATATTAAAGGAACAAGTAGAGGCTTTGACACTTGCGTTAGCGGAAATGATGGGGGTGTAAACTATGCTAGTATGGAAATTAAATATTTTTGTTAGTGCAGCAAGAATCCGATTTGCAGCCGGAGAAGGCACCTATGAGGAAATCTTAGCTACATACCCGAAGTTGAGTGAACAGGAAAAGGCTGAGATATTGGCAGTGCTTAATTCATAGTTGGTCACAACTACGAACCAAATAATACAATTAAGGAAGCTAATAAGCTCCCCTATATAAATAATAATAACAACCCAACAGGCTGTGCCAAATCCCTATCCGATCACACAAATCGGAAGTACACCGGATTTTCGCACAGCCTTTTCACCACTAACAACCCCACATCCCTGGCGAGGGATAAAACTACGACTATAGCACAAGAGAGGATTGCATGGAAAAATTAAACACACTAAAAATTTTTACAATCAGCATATTCGGACTAATAGGAAGCTTCATAGCTCAATTACTTGGAGGATGGGATATGGCATTACAGACGCTTGTAATATTCATGGCAGTTGACTATATAACCGGACTCATTGTAGCCGGAGTGTTCAAAAAGTCAACAAAGACAACGAACGGAGCCATGGAGAGCAGAGCAGGCTTCAAAGGATTATGTAAAAAGGGCATGATACTGCTTTACGTTCTCGTAGCAGCACAGGTAGATAAATTCACCGGAACTGAAATTGTGAGAAACACCGTCGTCATTGGCTTCGCTGCAAATGAAGCACTATCCATTCTTGAAAATGGAGGTCTCATGGGAATCACTTACCCTAAGATTTTAAAGAATGCCATTGACTTACTTGTTAACAAAACAAAAGAGGAATCCTTATGAAAGCAAACCCTATGAAAACAAACGACACCGGTATCCGGTTAATTAAATCTTTTGAGGGCTGCAAACTGACAGCATATCAATGTCCGGCAAAGAAATGGACCATAGGCTATGGTCATACAGGAAAAGTAGATGGAACATCGATTACCAAAGGAATGAAAATTACAGAAGCAAAAGCGATTGAACTGCTGAAAGTGGATTTAATCAGCTTTGAGAAGTCAGTGAATAATTTAGTTAAGGTAAATCTTACCGAGAACCAATTTGCGGCACTGGTCAGCTTCACCTACAACGTAGGGGCAGGTAACCTGAAGAGATCCACCTTGCTTAGAAAATTAAATGCAGGAGACTACATAGGAGCCGCCGCTGAATTTGTCAAATGGAATAAGGCTGGAGGCATTGTTTTAGCAGGATTAACAAGGCGAAGAAAAGAAGAACAAGCATTATTTATGCTATCTTAATGACTTAAGAAACAAGGACACCAAATCAAATTGTTCTCTAAAGCACTAATAAAGCACTTTAAAACACTCTAAAACACCCAAAAACACGCTATAACACTTAAACTACGACCTATATCAAATTTTTAACTAATTTCTCATATTAATTGAAATGTTATCTTAATCTGTCATATAATAAATTAAAAATAGTTAAGGATTTTTTATGGAAATCTATATTGTCCAACCAGGAGATACCATTGATTCTATTGCATACAAGCATGGAATCACAGCTTATAAATTGATAGCTGATAATGGGCTTGACTATTCACATAATCTGGTACCGGGTCAGGCTATGATCATAATATATCCTACGATAACTCATACAGTCCAAAAGGGTGACACTCTTAGCAGCATTGCTAATCGTTACAATACTGAAGCAATGCAGATAATTAGGAATAACCCTTTTTTGTATAATAGAGAATACATTTATCCAGGTGAGTCTTTAGCGATAAGATATAGTCATCAAAATAGGATTATTACGAATGGCTATACCTATGCTTTTAATAAAGAGGATATGCTGGTTCGAACGTTGCCCTATCTGACATATTTATCAGTATTCAATTATGGAACTACCAATGAGGGAGAATTAATTACTTACGATGATGACACGAATATTATTCGATTGTCCAAGGCTTACGGCGTTGCCCCAATGATGATGCTGTCAGCATTGACCCAAAAGGGTGAGGTGAATTACGATTTATTGTATGAAATATTATTAAATGAAGAATACAATACCCGTTTAATGGAAAATATTCTAAGAGTCCTGAAGGAAAAAGGATTTTATGGACTTAACATGTTAATCAGCAATATGAATACCAGTAATCAGCACCTTTATTTAACCTTATTAGAAAAAGAAGCAAAGATTTTGTTTGATGAAGGCTTTTATTTCACCATAACTTTGAATCCTCAATTATCATTTACCGATGAACAGATATCTTTTGAAGAACTGAATTATAGTGCAATTAGTAATCATGTAAACAGCATAACTCTTTTGCAATATACCTGGGGAACTAATCCTGGGCCTCCGGCTCCGATTAGTTCAGAATTTTTGTTAAGAGGCTTTATCAATAACCTTACAACTTCACTTCCGGCCGATAAAACGGTAATTGGTAAGCCTCTTATTGCCTATGATTGGGAGCTTCCCTATGTCCCGGGTCGGACTCATGCACTTTCGTTAACCATAGAGAGAGCCGTTGCCTTGGCCAAAGAGGTAGGTTCAGTAATACAATTTGATGAAATTTCACAAACCCCGTATTTTCGATATAGCACCTCTAACATTGGTCCACCAATAGATCATATCGTATGGTTCGTAGATATTAGAAGTATAGATGCCCTGGTAAAAATAATTGATGACTATCAGCTCAGCGGTTCAGGTATATGGAATATCATGATCTATTATCAGCAAATGTGGACACTGTTAAATTACAAATACGAAATATTAAAGCTGCTACCGGATCAATTTTAA